ACCCAGCGAGCTTCGCCTGCCGTCGTTGAATCGGGAACATAAGCAAGAAAATGTCCGCCAACAGCACCGTACCAACTATATTCTGTTTTGAACATTGTCACTTTTGAAAGGTCAATATCCCAAACGCTTTGACGAGTTACTATATTATCATTTTCATCTACCACGGCCGTACCATTGCCATAAGTAACATTAGGAGAGCCAACAGAACCGCTGATGCTGACGGTAAAGCTTGAGCGCCCTGGAGTGCGATCAGAATAATACTGTGTGCGGTCTTGGCCGTCTAAGCGATCATGGCTGAAGTATTTGCGTGGCACTCTGTATTCATAGGTGTAACGATAGTCAGTGGGAACTGTCAAGAAGGAAGAAGAAACAGTTGCGGCTCCATCAGAGGAAGCATTGCCTCCAATGTTGACACCGCTTCCTTGCAAGCTGCGATCAAACAAAGCAGCGTGAATATAAGTAAGGCCTGCGCGGACAATAACTAAATCAGTGCCAGCGGTGCCACGATCTCCATCGGCTATATTTGGATTGCGAATGCCACTTTCATCGCTTTCAAGGGCGCTTGTTCGCCTCACGCAATACAAATTAAATTCTTTGTCTGCAATAGATGTTTGTCCGCCGCCTTGCACTTCAACGTAATAACCATCACGCTTATCAAATGCTCCAAACTTCTTGATGTCGGTAATATCAGTGCTCGTAATGGTTCTCACTCCAAACGTAGCAGCACTAACACGACCGGGCTGATAACGGAAGAAACGCTTACTGCTTAAAATTTCATAAGCATTAGTAACTGCAGTGCCAAGGCTTACTTTTGCTGCGCTTTCGGATGCAATATGAGTGACAGTGCCAGTACCTTCATCTTGCCATTCATTTGGGTTGATGTCATAAGTGGTAACATCAGCGAAAATACCAAGCGCCACTTCTGCGCGAGGAATGCCAAGCAAACTTAAGCTCACTTCGCTAATCTGCTGGTTCTGCACCGCGACAGGCACTGCTTCCTGATCGCTGGCAATGACCACAGGAAGGCTATCCTTGGCCAGTTGTGGGCCAGGAGGAATAGGAGCAGTGCGCCCTACTGTGACAACCGCTACGCCTTCTTTTAATTCAGCCATGAGTCAGGGAAAACAGTTGGAGAGAGTGGTACCAACAACAATGGCGCCGGCAACAATAGTATCTTGCTTCAGTCTATAAACACTTCCGCCAATAGCGGCGTCAGTTATGCCTGAAAGGGAAGCAATGGTAAAAGAATATGGTGGCGCGTAAGTAATGCTAGTTAAATTGCTATAAATGCGAGCGCTTGTGCCATTGTAATTAATGGACGATTGCGCGGTATCTTGAAAAATGACACGCTCTGTAGCTCCTAGTCCATGATTGATTTGCGAAATGAAGGTACCCCCAGAGACGCTTACTAAATTAGCCAATTCTTCTTTTTTCTCAATGCGAACGTCCCAGGTCAATGGGGAAGACAAAAGTGAAGACTCACCTGCCGCATAGGCAGAGGGGAAAAATGTCCCGCCAACGGACGTTGTTCCACCATAAGCGTCCCAAATAGCAGCAGTTTGCGACGAGGAAAGCCAAAGACGCACTCTGCCTGCATCAAGAGGTTCTTGTTCTTCAACGTTTAACGTAGATATTTGTGATATTGAACCATCTGAATTTCTTTTTCCCACTGAAGCACACACTTGCACTTCGCTTAAATCAAAAGGCAAGCCGTCACTGTCCTGTAGCAAAAGACTAAACCCATCAAAAAAATCTCTACGCAGGATGTACAGGTCAATTTGAGGAATAATGGAAGTGGAAAGAAAAGTGCTCATACCACGACTTCCCTGTAAGAAAGCATCACCGTATAAACAGTTGTGCCACTTACTACGGCATTAATTTTTTCGCTTACTGCACTTTCAAAAAGCCCTAAGCTATTTGCTTGCGTCAAATTGCCATTGTCTCCAATGTGAAAGGGAGGCGTCTTATCCGTTGACGCGCCGCTTTGTAACTTTACAGTGCAGCCTGACAAGGAAGTAATAGTCATCGCCATTACGCGTAACTTGCTGCCACTCACTGCAGTGATCACATCCACGTTGCCACTCGCTGAGACAAAAGCACTTTTCAGTGAATTTGCAATCAAATCATTTTGCACTAGATATGGGTCGCCATCGGTGCCGGTGCCAGTGGCTTTCACATAGGCAATATTGCCAGCAGCATCAAGACCAAAAAGATTTGCCATGTCAAATTACAAGAAACAAAAAACGTTGATTTGGAACAATACTTCCGCTTGCCAATCTAACATCTTGCGGCAAGGTAAAATCAAGGACTAATGGGCTGGATGCCGTCACAGAGCTATAAGCATAAGCAGAACGCCGGCCATTAATTCCAATTGTAGCTATTCTAATGCGATAAAGGCTCTCACCCACGTACACGTCAGAAGGAAACTGAATAAAGTTGACATTGGTTTCCCCGATCCTTTTCCATTGCATATCCTCCATGTCAAGGTAGTCCACTTCAAACCCTTTAATAAATGGATTATTTTGCACGGCGTTCCAGCAAACGGCTGGATTGATCACGTTCAGAATAGAATAAGCAGAATACTGAGGAAAGTCCCAACTTGCTTCGTAATTAGCCATTACACAGCAGCCCCTATGACGATAGACGATTGCTGCACCTTTGGCAGCCCTAGTCCTTGAACCGTTGAATTAATGCTTTGCTGCAAAATAGTTCCCTCGTCTGTTTGTAAAAATTTATCTTCGTTATACAATGTTCCCAGCACGGTCAAGATGCCTTCGTCTTCATTTACAGCTACCACTCTAAACAGCCTCACCCCGTCTGAATTTTCCTGTAACACCCACGGCGCCCCTACCACCACATCTGCAGCTAGGTTTGTCAGCAATGGAATGGTACTAATGCTGCCTGAAAGCATAGGAAGCGGCTTAGTTTCTACTACGCCACTGGCATTCATCACAGAAAGCTCATAGGAAGACGCTGAATCGAAGTTAAATGGAGAATCAATGGTGATGCCAGAAGGAGTGGAAGCAATCACTCTCCCCCCATAGCGCTTTCCTCCTTTTGATGGATCTGCCACGCCAATAATCTCGCCTGGCAAAACAAAATTTCCTTCAACGCCCAGCTTAAAAGTGACTGTTTCTGTTTCTAGCTGGTCAGTTAGTAGCAACCATCTTCCAAGCCTTTGCGCTTGCCCTTGGGAAGTAGTGCCAAAGGCTCTTACTTCCTTTTCGTGGTAGCCATAACGCAACAGACCAAGCCTGTCTTCCACGTATTCAATCTTCACTTTATAGCGATCCTTGGGGTCGTTCCAGCTAACTAAGGCTACGGTCTTGCGAGCCTTTCTCGCTGTGCCTTCATAAAGAAAAGGAGGCTCAGAAGTGCGGCCATCCTCTTCTGTTTTTTGATATACATTAGCAGGAGAATAAACTTTTGTAATAGGCTTTGGTTTGTCTTGGACGGCAACAATAACACCTTCGCTAAAATAAAGCATGCCACGAAACGATGCCGCTAAAGCATTTAATACTTCATAGGCTTCCCCGCGATCATTAATATAACCATTGAAAGTTAACCGTGGCTCCATGCCACCCCTGCCATCTGAAACCATTTCGTCGCAATATTGAGCAATGGCAAAAAGGCTATAACGATCAATGTTGGCCTCGGCAATAAATTGCCCGCAGCCATAGCGTGCATTGGTCAGCAGGTCATAAAAAATCCAGGCAGGATTGTCAGTCCAATCAGTCTTAAAGGTGCCATTCCAAATGCCTGAATACGTGCGAGTATAAGGATCGTAGTTAGTGGGAATTTTTACTTTCATACCAAGCAGGTCTACTGCCACTTTTGGCACCGCCGTAAAATTTTCCGCGCCTACTTTTATCCCTAGCAATGAAGTGTTGGGGTAGCGATAAGCTTGATCGTAAATGCCAATGATGGCTCGCCATATCAGATCATTTTGGAGCCTAACGCTGTCTGAATCTGCTGTTTCTCTTGACAAAGTAATCACCCATGGCCCATTGCCAGAAAGCTTGTATTCGTATTCATAATCAAAAGGCCCAGAGCTCTTGCCTTCAATGGTCTGAAGCTCGTTAACAATTAATGATCCTCCTTCTGGCCTAATTTGAATGCGAAATTGAACTGAAGTGCCCTTGGTATTTCCTTCTTTGTCTGTGCGAGAGAGAGCCGCCACTCCCACCCTTAGGCGAATGCGATTAAAGTCTGCTGAAGTGGTCACACGAGTTGTGGCACCAGCGGCTTGCGTTAAACGACTGCCCACTGCTTGTTCCACTCGCACATCATCAAAACCTGGCATTGCAGATTGGTCTTGCGTGCCCACGCGATAGTCAACTACTAAGGAATTGATAGTTTGTGTTTGGCGAGCTGTTTGAGGGCTTGGATTATCTATGTAAGTTGTGCGACTAAAAGACGTACCAGGGTTTGCCTTACCAGTAGGCACTTCGCCTTTTCCTTCGGCGCTGACGTTGCTAAATGTAGTAATTTGTTCTATTTCAAAATTGTAATCACCTAGAGCATTTTTAATTGGCACATCATCCAAGAATATTTTTTTTAGCGGATCTTCACTGTCTAAAAAGCCTTTTATTTCTCCTTCTGAAAGAATAGAAACAGTTGACGATTGAGCACGGCTTTTGAGAGTGTCAGGGCTTTCCTTGCCACCGCCGCCGCCAGCACCTTGAATGGCAACAGACCATCCACCCTCTACCATTTCATAGTGTTCCATTATACGGGCACTTGATAAGTGGTTACAGATGAAGATATAAGGGCTGGAGATGTGGCCAAGTATCGACCATAAATCAATGGCACTGGAGTGCCTTGTACGCTCGTTTCTGCCGCTTGATCAAACAGAAAGCTTTCCTCTCTTCCTCCGTCTTTGGGCGTGGGCGTGAGTAGCTCCGCGATGCCACCAAAAATCAATGTTGCGCCAAGCTTAAAAAGAATCATGCTTCCTGCTGCCGTAAAGGCAGGCACCGCAGCGGTTGTAGCAGTGGCCGCCAATCCTCCCACGCCAGCAAAGGCGCCCGCACCAAAGCTTACAAAAGACAGTGCAATCAGGCCCACTCCTAAAAGAATTTTACCAGCAGAGCCTCCTCCCATTACCATTGGAGCAATAATAAGGCGCTTGCAGGGCATGACTGCATTTTCATAAGACATGCCTTCAGGGTCATCGTCCACCAACTTGAAAGCTACATTCCTCTCATGGGCTTCGCACAAATATTGTTTGAACCCTGCTAGTTGATTGGACAACGCAGAAATCACTTCGCGAGGACTATCCGCTACGAATTCATAATGGCGACCAAACTTCTGGCCAAGGTCTCCTAAAAGCTTGACTTGCATCAACATGTCACAGTAACTCCTTGTGTCTCAGCACCTTGTTGGTATGCTTTGCCCAATACCCACCATA